TGGCGCCGCTCTCGCGCTCGCGCGCATCGCGGTTGGCCTGGTACATGGTCGGATCGGCCTTGAGATCACGCATGGCGCGCGAGCCGAGCAGGCAGAGATACCATTCCTGGTCGTTATTGGTGCCCTTGATCGAGAACGGGGTGATCTTGGGCTTGCCGTTGTAAACGCCGGGGTTGGAGGCCGAAACGCCGGTCTGCTGCGCTACGTTCTTCATCAGCGAGCCGACAGCTGCGGTCATCTTGTCGTTGGTGCTGTCAACGTTACCCACTGCGGTGGCAAACGTGGTCGAGTAGTTGGCAATGACGGAGCCGAACACGACACGATCGACGTTGGCGGTAACCCAGGAGTTCTTCTGGCCGGCGGTTGCCGCGGACCATTTCACGCCATTAACGCGGTTACCGGGCGCCGTGAAACGACCGGTCTGGATCGCCGAAGTCGGGATTGAGAGCAGCGCATCCACGATATCGTCACGAACGATACGACGTGCCCAACCACGAAGCAGGCTCTGCGCGGTCGATTGGACCGAGAACGAGCTCTCCTTCGCCGCCGCGCGGTTGTTCGCGACCGCGTTACGCGCCCAGTCCGCCCACATCGGCATACCATAGCTGTCGAGCGATTCTTCGTTGCCGACCAGCGTACCGACGCCGACGCCGCTGCCGATCAACTGGGTGACCAGCGGAATGCGAATTTCCTTGCCGTCGCCGGCCAGATCGGAAATTCGCACAATGGGGTTGGTGGAATCCGATCCCATGAAGGGATCAAGCCTGGACGCGCGAAGGAAGTCGGTCGCTACATTGCGACGGAACTTGATGAGTTCATTATTCGGATGGTTCGTAGTGAGGGCCATTGGCCGCTACCTTTCTGTTGATGGCCGTCACTGCAAACGGGCAAAGAAAAACCCGCCTCAAAGGCGGGTGCTTTCGTCAACCAATTTTGGCAGTATCAGCCGGCTAATTCTCGGAACAGTTCTTCATCGCTTACGTCGTCATTTGACGATTTCAGCGCTGCGTTGGAGCGGCTTGCGCCGTTCAACGACGGGGGGAGTTCAACACGGGGGCGACCATTTTCCTGAGTGAGGCCCTTGGAGCGCTCGATTGCCTTCTGAAGGAAGGCGGGATCGTTCAGGCGTTCCTCGAGCTTCTTTTCCAGCCAAGCGTTGGGGTCGTGGCCTACTTCAGCCTTGACCTTGTTGTCACGATGCCATTCGAGAAGCGTTTTGCCCGGGTCGCGGCTGTTCTGCATCCTGGCCCTGAGAGCCGGGTCTACAGCTTTCTGAGCTGCGGCATAGGCTTCCTTGAACTCTTCGGGATGGGTTTCCGCAGCCTTCTGCAGGCTTTCCTCACGCTGTTCGTTTAGGCGCTCCTCGCGGAGTTCCTGCCGAATAGCGTTTGCGTATCCCTCAGGGTCAAGCAGCGGATCGGGCCTCGCGACCTTTTCCACCGGAGCGGGTTTTGCCTCTTGGCGTTGCTGCCATTGGGCACGCTCGGCCCGCAGGGTTTCCAGCTCGGCAAGCGCCGCTCGCTTTTCCTCGTTGATCTCCCGAACTCGCCACGACGGAACTTGTGAAGCGTTGTCGTCAACAACCGGCTTCTCAACCGGCGCCTCCGCAACTACTTCAGCCGTTTCCGGCTCTTCCTTCTTGGCGAACCTGCCAGCTTCGTCCCTGACAGGCTGTTCAGTTTGCTCGGTTACGACCGGATTATCCGGCGTTTCGTCCGAGATGGCTTCGTTGAACAGCTCCTCATCGCTTGGTTCGTTAACTTCACTCATGGTCTCGTCCTTTCGCGTTTCGTGCGATCACGTATTGCCGGCATTTCGCTGCCAGCGGGCGGAGTAGTCTGCTCCTATATCGTCAGGAGCCAACGATTTCGAATATGATTGCGTAGCCATGCCCTAAAGGCGTCTCTACCGAGATCATTTCATTCAGTTGAAGCGGCATCAGGTGTTGGTAATGGCGCTGATCTTGCTGCCAGGCTGCACGCCCTTGAATTCAATGCTGTCTGCCGGCGAACGAGCATCGGAGGTCGTTGCGCTCGTTCCGGTAAAACTCATGGAACAGATCGAGTCGTTTTGCAGCCGAACATAGCGGGTCTGAGCACCCAACGTCACAGTGGCGACGCCGGCACTATAATCGATAATCTGGGTCGCTAGCGGCGGCTCCGCGGGGACCTGAATGCCGGCCGGGGTGCTCGGCACGTTAGCATATTCGGATACGTAAACCTTCGTCATGCCGTAGCTCCTTGGGGCTTGGACTTCGCAAGTTGCGCCTGGTACGCCGCCTTGTCCTTTGCGATGTCCATGTCCTGTTCGTGTTTAGAGGCTGCAATCCTGGCGTTGATCGCCGCTTCCATGCGTTTGATCTGGATATCCGCCTCAGCCTTGATCCGCTCGATTTCGATCTGGTTAGCCGCTCGCATCCGTTCGATCTGGATATCCGCCTGGGCCTGCTGCGAAGCCCGCTGATCGTCACGAACGGCCTGCTGCTCCTTCATGGCCGCGTCTCGTTCTTTCAATGCAGCGTCTTGCTGGGCCTTCTGACCGTCCATCTGCGCCTTTGCCTGCAAAGCCATCATTTTCGGATCAGGCGGCGGCGGCTGATTCTGCTTGGCCCTGATCTTGTCCAGCATCGGCTTCTTGATCGAATTGGCGATCGGCAGCAGCTCGATTGCGATATCGGGGAAGTTCTCCGCAAACGTAGGTCCAAGCGTTTGCAGCGACATCATGTTGTCGGCCTGCATGTTTACGGTGTCCGGACCCTCATCGATGATGATATCCACATCGAGCGATCCGATTGCGTTGACGATGGCCGGCCGGCCATATTCGTCGGTTGCCTGTTTATTGATCTGAAAGAACTGAGCCACATTCTGGTCATCGGTCACTCTGATCCAGCGCTCCGAAGTCCAGTACCGCTGGATGATGTTCCAGATGTCCCGGTAAACCCTGATCTTCCAGTTCTTATATGCCCCCAGGAACGGGCCAAGCTCTGCGATCGCGGCCTGTTGCAGCAACTGAATGGCACGACCGGAGCTATCCTCGAGCCCCTGCCCGATCAAAGACGGATTGGGGCCGAAGTTCTCAAGATACGTCCGCGACTCCACAGCCATTTCAGCCAGGCCCTTGAAGTCGTTCAACGCCGATTGGTCAGGCTCTACTTTCAAGCCGGGGTTGACTTCGATCCAGCCATCAGGCCGCGCCCATTCGCGACGGGCTGTCTCGATATCGTCAACAGCTCCCTTTTCCGAAATAACTCGGCGCGTGTTGGCGATGTGCGCCTTTTTGGAGTTGAAATGGTTGAGCTGGTCCTGCGGGCTTTTCAGGTTCCGATTGAAGCCGTAGCGGTCGCCGTCGAAGTCCACAGAGGCGGAATACATGCGATATTTCGGGAAAGTCTTGCCCTTCTCGTCAATGAACGGAGAAATCCCCTGCTGCAGCATCACGACGCCGATGTACATGCACCAGCGCCATTTGCCGCCCTTGATATACCAGTGATCGGCGAGACGGACTTTCTTTTCGTTGGTGTTGATCCAGTTGCGGGACCGGTCAGTCTCGAAATTCGTAACCTGATCACCGCCGGTCTGCATCAGGTCGTCAATCTCAGCGGCCTTGTTCGGGAACATCTCCTTGGCCTGGTCGAGATCAACCCATTTCGAAATGCCGAGATAGCGAGCGTCCGTGAAACCCTCGTCTATTGACCGCGGATCATAGAAAAACCCATCGGCATAAACGATATGCATTTCGAGAGAGGGATCTCCCTCGTCTCCTGGAACGAGGTCGTATTCAATGCCCGAAATGCCATCGATCGCGCCGGCCCCGGCTACCCGTGACGACTTCGACTTCCAATCGTTGCTGTCCAGCACAAACCGTAGCGTGGCGGTCGCAAGATCTGCGCCCTCTTCATGCTTTGGGGTTCTGGGATAAGCTTTCGGGTCCTGCCTCAGTCGCTCAATCAAGCCAACAACGCCGTTGACCTTCTTGACGATCATGTTTTCAGTCGTCGGGGCCTGCCGCCGTTTGCTTAAGGTCGCCAGCTCTTTCTTGGTCCACTGGTCGCCGTGGTAGTAATGGCGGGATTCAACCATTTCCCGGCCCTCAGCGTCCTTTGCCGAGGCGTAGTCATCCCACTGGCGCCGCAACCTGGTTACGCTGTGATAGTCGTCATCCTTCCCTTGGTCGATCACAGGCGCACGCTGCGGCTGAACAGCAGGCAGGGTTTGCATTAGACCCAAGTTTCCTTCGGGCCAAAGTAGAAGTCCCGCGGCGCAGCCGGGATTAGCATCTTACCGTCCTTCTTAAGTACAATAATTTCACAAATCGCGTCCATGGAAAGCCCGGCATGCGGACAGAATAGACCCCAATGCGAAATACTCATCATCAGTACGTTCTCCAATCTTCCGCCGTACTCGCATTTGACGACTTGTAGCCCGTGACGTTTTTGGGCTTCTCGGGCTCAACCGGCTTTACGCCGGATGTCATGCGGGCCATTAACTGCCCAACAAGCCCGAGCGCATCGACTTGGTCGTCATGCTTTCCCGCGGGAAATGAAAGTAATTCTGAGCGCAGATCGGCGTACCATTTGGCGGAACTAGGAACGTACAATCCCTCAAGTGCCATCCTGCCGCGGATGGATTGGGCGCGCACAGCCTTGTCCCCACGGGTAGGAAATTGCTCGCGATAGACATAAGCCTTTCGGTCGCGCTGGCGTTTATCAAGAAACGGACCGATGCCAGATCGTATTTGCCCCTGCTCCTCTGCCCAGCCAAGGGGCTTCCATTTCGTAACCAAGTCACAAAACGCTTCAATCCATTCATCAGAGGCCGCCTGCTTCCGCCAGAGATCGAGCAAGTACATCCTGTTTTCAGGATTGATCCCGACGACGACATGAACGGTAAAGTCTCCTCCGTCAGCGGTGACAGCGTAATCAGATCCGCCATAGACCCGCATCGTATTGAGTGCCGGCGCGATGTCATAATGCTTCAACCATTCCAGCTTGAAATAGTCGCCGTCCTCAGGCGCCGGACGCTGCTGATAGAGCGCTGACCAGTCACGAGGACCAACCGCCCGCCGCTTGCGCTCCAGGTTCGCTTCATCTTCCCACTCAGGCCATAAAGGCTGGCCTACAGTTCGCCCTAGCGGATCGTTGGCCTCTGCCAACGCCGGTAGCGAAATAATCTCCCACTGGTCTCCCCCGGCCGCCATATCGGCCAGCAATCGGCCGGCCAAGTCGTCCTCATGCCATCTAGTCTGGATCAGGACGATGCGCCCGCCCGGCTTAAGTCGAGTATATAAGTCGGATTTGTACCAGTCCCAGATTTTGTCACGGACGGTCTCTGAGTCTGCATCCTCTCGGCTACGGATTGGATCGTCGATGACAACCAGATCAGCTCGTCGTCCAGCAATGGCCCCGCCGACACCGGCTGCAAAATATTCGCCTCCATGATCAGTCTCCCATCGCCCGGCAGCTTGACTATCAGGCGCAAGACCGACTCCCAACGTTGGCGAATGCTCAACAATAAGATTGCGAACTCGCCGGCCAAACTTCTCTGCCAGTTCCGCCGTATGCGACGCGGCGATTATATTGGCCTTCGGATTCTGCGCGAGATGCCAAGGCGCGTATAAAATACTGGCATAGGTCGATTTGGCCGCCCCTGGCGGCATGAACACAGCCAACCGATCGATCTTGCCGCTGGATACCTCTTCAAGCTTATCCAATAACAGGCGATGATGTGCAGCCGGCTCAAACCCCGCGCTGCGGCACCATTCAGTTAAGTCTCGACGTATTAGCCGGCGCCGCTGAAGTTCCCTCGCTGCTGTCACCTTGGACAACGGCAGCAAGTTCCGCGTCTGTGACTCGGGCTGGATCAACATTCCGGTTTGTATTCTCGTTCTTGTCTACCCACAGACCTGCAAGCTTGGCCTTTGCGGTAAGAGCCGATGTTGCCGCCGCATATTGCTTATCTGCTTTGGCCGCAGCCTGGATTTCAGCCGCTTCCTGGATTAGGCTGGCAATGGTAACTTCAGCTCGCAACGAGCCAATATCCTGCAATTCTGCGACGCGAGCCTGCACCTTGCCATTACTTGCCAGTCTTGAGGCATGTGGCTCACTTGGGGCATATCCAGCGCTTTCATACGCCTCTGCCTGAGATTTACCCTTTGCGATGGCCTGAGCGAAGCGCTCATGCTTTGGGTTTTCAAGGGCTGGCATTTACGCCTTGTCTTCCTTGCTGTACTTAACAGCTTTCATCCCAAAACATGGGCCGTCCGTCTCAACCTTGGAAGCGAGAACCAGCAAATTCCCAAGAATTCCAGCTTCTTCCGGAGTCAGAACCAATTCAAGAAGGTCCACCTTCTCATCTCCGCGGTCGCCAACGAAGAATACGGTAACGTTCTCCCCATCGTATTTTGGCGATATGTCGATATCGCAACACTCGCTGATCTTTGCCATTTAGTATTTCCAATTACGCAGCTCGCTCGGACAGCCTATCCATTGTACGCAGGCATGGGCTCGGGGGTTTGAGTGGCCGCGACGATGGAAGGGCTGTCCGAATCAAAAACCCGCCGCAGATTTCTCCGGGCGGGCACTTTTAGTGACAAATCACGAACCTGCCTGATTTGGGGGTATTCTTGACGGGATGTCAAGGGGAGCTGTGGATGGGACTGCTCAAGAGTGAAAGACCCCATAAATTATTTATACGCAGGACTTGCGTATCAAAAATTTATGTGGTAATGTGGTCGATTCACTTCACGTCGTCTGGTTCCAGTTTTAGCTTGACGCATAGGCGAAGCAATTTCGCCACGGGTTCGGGGACCGGGTACTCTCCCAGCGCGTAGCCCTGAGAGGCGCGCGGCGAGATACCGAGCCAAACCCCAGCCCTCTCTTGCGAGAGCCCCAGGGCCTTGATGGCAGCCTTGTATTGGACGGGGCTCACGCCTCGTCCTCCGCTTTGAGGATTTCGAGGGCGCGGGCCTTCGAAATGTCCTTGGCGTACTGTTGGTCATGGGCTTTGTAGCCGAAGCGGATGTTGAGACCACGACCGCGATTGGCACCGCGCGAGTTGGACGAACGATAACGCAGCGAGCAGATGAGCAGGCCGGATTCCAGAACCATCTCGGCGACCTGAA